TGAAGTCCACCGTGCGCCCCTGCTGATGCGGCGCGAGATAAATTGCAAAAATTTATGAGATAAATCACACCTGATTTAATTTTAATAATATGCAAACGAATTTTACAGGGGAAAATACAGAGAGTTAATTACACCTCATCCAGGGATTGAGCGAGATCACCAGCGGGCGCGTTTGCCCAGGCTGTAGATTGCCCCACAACTTCCAGCCGAGATTGATACGCAGGCACTTAACCGATGTCCAGCCGTGGACGTAATAAAACTGCCAGTATGTCGCAGCGCCCACAACAATCTTGCGGAACACCCAGCCGTTATGCAGCGGAGTATTGCTTACCCGCTCGTCACCAGATGAGATATACACAAACCCATCGAGCACCTGCGTGCATAGCACATCAGCATCAAATCCATACGACGGATTACGCCACAACCAGAATACCGTCCACAGGTATTTACTGCGCGTCCACGACATTTGAGTTTCGTGGAACTGTCTATCTCCAACGCCGGGTTATCCGGGGTCTGAAACCAGCTAAACCAGGTTGGTATATAGCCATCAGGCCGGACAAACAGCGGTAAAACGGGCGCCAGAAACATCGCCAGCACAGTAAACGCCATGCCTGCAATAGCGAGCAAACACCACTTGATAACGGCGGTGATCATGGCTGCGCCGGCCACGTGATTGAATCAGGGAATCCCGCTTGTATAGTTATATCCCGTAACGCTTTTCGATACGGCTGCCAGGCTATTGCAATCGAATCCGGCACATCTCGACATTGCGTCCAGTCGCAAGAAGCAAGAAGATTATTACGTTTGGCGAGGACATCAGCTACTGTTGGCGGCAAAATTGCCATCTTGTGAATATCATCTGCTTCCAAATCTGTTATTTTCGTAAGCCCGACAGGCGCAAAATTGGAGTGCTCATCTTCCGAGTCGAACCAGTAAATCTGATTGTTGCTATCTTTGTAATGTGGCATTTTATTTTTCCTTTTATTAACGAAGTTCACTCCAGACGCTTAAATTCGCCCCATTATAATTTCTCACCATATAGGTAGCCCCCGGTGGAACTATCAATACAAGGGTGGTATATATTACAGCAGAAGCTACCGCAGCTACGCCTTGATAACCAAGGCTTATACCATTCACAATTGCTTCTATAACGCAGTTATTAGGAGCCCCGGATGCACCCACCGAGCAGCAAATTGGTTTACCTGTGGTATTGGTATAATTCGTGCCAAACGATCTACTTACTATTTGCCAAGTCTGGCCATAACCAAGCGAACCAATCGCCGATAAAGCATTACCCCCCACCCCTTGCACCATTGTTGGTGCTGTTGCCCAAGTGCCAGCGGCTGCCTCAGTGATGTCAATAAATCCTACCATGCGGAACGGGACGGAAGTTCTGGCAGTTGTTGAGTAAATTATGTTTTCCGCAGTGGCTGCTGCGCTGATTGCTATGGTTGAAATCAGGGTCGTTTCGTCGAGATTTACCCCACCACCAAGGTTTGTCACAGCCAGCTCAACAACTCCAGCATTGTCGATTGCCAGTAAAACCAGACGCGCCGCTGTTGCAGCTTTTGTTCCAAGCGTCGCGCCATTTGGGACAACCAGCGAAAGCGCTGCGCCGACAGAACGGTTATTCGATACGCCAGAAGCAAGCACTGCGCTTCGGAAATCAAGTTTGCATGGGTTGAGCGTAGCAGTTAGTGCATTTGATGCGACGGTTGCGCCAATACTAAAAAAACTGGAGGCATAGCGCGCATCGGCGGCGGCCTGAGTGAATACTCCCGAGGCAATCAAGGCAGTAATCGCCGCGATCAATTGCGCATTATTGCCCGGCACCAGCGCGATATTGGCTCCCTCGATCACCCCGGCGATTTCTTCCTGTAGGCTGTTCATGACATCGGCACTCAGCTCGGTCGCTGATTGTCCGGTGGCCGGATTGCCCGCCCGATACCCGTGCTTGCCTGGACCGAATAAGTCGGTCGCTTTATTGGTCGTATTGATCCGTTGCATTGTGTACTCCTGTTAAATCACGAATAGCCTTGAACGCCTCGTCGTTGATCTGCGCGTCAGAGGGTGGGGGATTGCCGTTTATATCGATTTGCGATACTCATAGTTTCACTCCTGGTTTTTGGCTGATTTTTATCAACCGGCCGCGCAGTCAGCGAACTCGGGCAGGCTCATGATGTAAGTATAAATTTCCGCCTCAACTACCGCGCCATTTGTGTGATTGCAGCTGTATTCTGCGCTGGTGATGGGCTCGATTCCATCCGCTGTATCGGTAGATGCTGCATACACATCCAGCCTGCCGGACGCGATTACTTTTTTTTGAGCTACAGGAGGCTCTCCAAGCCGCTCATAGAAGTTGATCACCCGCGCATCCGCAAGTCGCATGTAGGCGGCTGGAATGCTGGCGGTGGCGACTAGATTCCCGTCGCAGATTTTTTTTGTAAACGTGCCGATTAAAGCCATGATGTGCTCCTTGTAAAATTAACCAACAACCCAGTTAGTGCCGTTATGGACAACCGGGGCGAATACAGTTCCGCCACCTGCGACGATAGATAAAAAAGTAGGATTAAGCGCATCCGAGACACAGCAGCGCTTACCCGCCACACCAGCGGGTAAAGTGGCGACGGTATAAACCCCTGTTTTAATCGTCGCGGTGGCTGATACATCACCCCCCGGGCTAACGCTTGCCAGCAGGTTTGCAACTGAATCAACGCACCGAAAAATATCGCCCGTCTGCCCAGACTGACCTTGCACCAGCATTGTCGTTGTTGCGGCACTCATGCCTACCTGAAAAAAGTGGAATGCTTGCGGGTAGCCAGGCGAGTAGGAATTTGAAGTTGCCCAGAACCGCGCTGAGCGATCTATAAACCTAAAGTCCCATGGAGTTGCTATCCCTGTATAAAAATAAAACAGGCCTCCGCTAGCGCTTCCAAGCATCACTCCAGAATTCCAGGGGCCCAAGTTTTTTATGGCCAGGGCAGGCTGACTGGTGCGCCGGCCAGCATCGAGCGTCATTAAAACGCTGTTGCTTTCGCTTGTCTGCTGGATTATCTTTACAACTTCCGTTGTTCCGTTGAGCGCCACAAATGGCGCGACAGATAAATCTACCGTCCCTGAAAACGGTGTTATTTGGGTAGAGGGTACTTTCCCCACCGAATCGAGTGTCGCGACGCCGTTTGGTTGTCCCGGCTGTAGTGATGCTGCACTGGTGGCAGCCGCCAGCGCCGAGATGTTCGCAGCGGTTGCCGAAGTGCCTGAGGCTGTGGCCGATCCGGCAGCGGCCAGTTCTGAGGTGTGCGCGGCGGTTGCAGAAGCGCCTGCGGCTGTAGCCGATCCGGCAGCGGCCAGTTCTGAGGTATGCGCAGCGGTGGCCGAAGCGCCTGCGGCAGTGGCCGATCCGGCAGCAGCCAGTTCTGAGGTATGTGCAGCGGTGGCCGAGGTGCCTGCGGCTGTGGCCGATCCGGCAGCGGCCAGTTCTGAGGTGTGTGCAGCGGCGGCCGAAGTGTCGGAGGCTGTGGCCGATCCAGCAGCAGCCAGCTCTGAGGTATATGCAGCGGTGGCCGAGGTGCCTGCGGCTGTAGCCGATCCGGCAGCGGCCAGTTCTGAGGTGTGCGCGGCGGTTGCAGAAGCGCCTGCGGCTGTAGCCGATCCAGCAGCAGCCAGCTCTGAGGTATATGCGGCGGTAGCAGAATTTAAGGCCGCGCCCATCGCCGCAATCGCCGTATCCACGGCCTGTTGCCCGATAGGTGCTGCGGGTGCAGTAGGCAGGGTGGCGATGCTCTGCAAGGTGCAAGCCGCATTTGGCACCGTGCCTGTGACCGATAAGGTTTTCCCACCCGGCTGGGTGAGTCTGAAAATATATTGACTACCTTGACTGCCGAGTTGGTTGGGAAAAAGGTCCAGCACCGCGACCCCAGCCGCATCGCTGACCACGGTGAGCTGATTCGGCACAATGAACCCGTTATACAACTCGTCGCGGGTCAAGGTGGCACTCACTTTACCACCCACTATCGGGTGGCCATTCTGGTCGGCAAAGTTAACAGTGACGGGGACGGTAGGGATCATTTAGGCAACTCCATAATTCATCAGCACCACGGTATTGGTGGGCTTTAACTTATTCAATCGGCATTGCAGCTCGGAACTCGACCAGGAGCGCAGCGGACTATCGCAGGGGTCGCCGACGCGCATCTCGTAAATAGCCAGCGCGTTAGCGGTATTCATCTGCCAGGTAAAGCGCCAATCCTCGCCACACACCGGCAGATCACATGGATCAGCACAGGTTGCTGGGCGAAACTCGGTGATGGATACACCGCCATAACCCAGATAAGTAGCCAGATCGAGATAAAACTGACGGCTCTGGCCGCGTACTTTGCGCAGCTTGTCCAGCACCCGGTTACGCCGCTGCGACACCGTCACGGCAGCACTGCCCGCACAACTATCCGGCAGTCCCAGCACCCGTTCCCAGTCGGCCAGCAACTCAGATGTGACA